CCCTTTTTGCCCGCCCGCTCATGACGGTCAAGCCGTAACTCTGCAAACGCTGCCAGCCCTGAACCGTGCCGATTTCCGCTTGTGGGATGGCGGCGGTCTTGGTTTGGCGTGTGATTTTGTCCTGCCAGCGGATAACGCGGTAATATGCGCCGTCGTTGTCCTGCCCCGTGCCGATGATGTCGATAGGGTCGGAAAGCAATAGCGGCTCTGCTTCGACAATATCTCCGTCTTTGTCGGTTCTAACGTTTATCCACCATACGCCCCGATTATTGGTGTCAAAGCGTGGGTGTGGGCGGAATGACTCGATATTCTCAAGGTTGTAGTCTTTGGTGCTTTCCTGCTTCGCTGTTTCGGTATTTTTCATGCTGTCTGTCCTCCGAAATGATTGTCTGATTGCTTTTTCTCGTTCAGTTCGTCCAATGCGTCATAGCCTAGTGTGTCGCTCTGCCATATACGCGCCTTGATGCCCCGCTTGATGGCTCGGACTGCCAAATCATGCGCTGCTTTGAAACCTACGGGGCGCGGGGTGTCGTTATCGGCAATAATCACGATTTCCTTTAGGTCGTCTGAAAGTCGGTATTTCGCAATGCTGTTTGCGCTCAAGGCGGCGGATAAGCCCCAGTCATGGGCTTGGAACAGTTCGCGGGCGGCAAGGGCGGTTTCTATCCCCTCTGCGATGACAAGCCGTCCGTTTGCAGGGATGGGGAACAAGTGAACCGCCATGCCTGAAATGCTGCCCTGTTTGCGGCTCTGCATTTTCTTGGCGGGCAAATCTTCGCCCGTTTCGGGGTGGCTGATTGCAAGTTTTTGATAATGCGCGGCGTGTAGCCCGTCCTCTCCGTATGGCGTGTCATAGGTCGTCTGAAAATAGGTCATGTGCAAGCCTTGAAGCTCTCCGCCCGTATCGCGGATGGCGCAAACCATACAGGGGAAACGACCGATAAAAAGCGGCTTGTCTTCCCCCGTCGTCCAATAATCCGCCTCTCTCAAAAAACGGACGTTTTCAGGTAATTGCGCCATGTCCAAACCGCGTGATTTCAAATACTGCACGGCGGGGGAATCGGCGGTTATCGGATCTGCCCCGTTCCACAATGCGGCAAGTTTGCCGATTTGGTCTTTTTCGGGGCGTGGTTGCGTCTGTGGGCGCGTGGGCGGTATCGGTAAGGGGTTTGCCCCGCCCATGTTCAAAACGCCCGCTACGGCGCGTAATGCTTCGTCAAAACCGCAATTCAGATAGTGCATGACCAAGCCGAAACCGTCGCCCGCGCCATTGTTGTAATGGCTGCAAATGAATGTGCCGTTGCCGTCCTTGTCGTCGTATCTGAAACGGTCTTTACCCCCACACGCGGGGCAAGGCTGGTGTTTGTTTTTCAGGTATCGCGGGTCTATGCCGATGGCGGCGTGAATTTCCTGCCAGCGGTATTGCGCGGCGGCTTTAATGTCTTGATAGGTCGGTTTCATTGTTCTGCCTCCCCTGTTACAGGTTCTAAAACCACCCCCGCCATCGGGTCGGTCTCCCATATGGTCGGTGTTGTCTGTATTGCCTGCTCCGTTTCTGCATGGGCGGGCTGGTTACAGGCTCGGATTGCCAAAGCCATCAACAACACCCAAAACACCAGCAAAGCGCGGTTGAAATAGCGGCGGAAACGGTCGTTTTTGTCAGTCGGTTTCATGGTTTCATGTCCTCCATGCCTCAGCGCACCAAAAATATCAAATATCGAAAAATCAGATACTTATGAAAACACTAGGGCGAAGTTTGCCCTATACCGTCCAAAACGGGCGGCATAAGGGCGGGTGTTTTTCAGGGATTTAGCGGATTTGTTCGGCTGTCGTTACGCTGAAAGCAGCCCATGCTTTTAGGTCGTCTGAAAGTGAAGCAATAAACGACCGGCAGGCGGCAACGGCGGCGGCGTGTGATGGATAGATACCCAAACGGCGGGCGGTGCATGAATGAACGTCAATATCGGCTAAATATGCGGTCGGTTCGTGAACGACGGCGCAAAAGCCTTGTTTTACTTGAGATTGAATGTCTTGGATTTGGATAGAATTTGAAGATTGCATTTGAAATGCTCCTAACTGTTTGAGATTTGAGAAGCCCAAATAAGGGGGCGGTGCTCTCTCCTGCAGTTAGTCAGGCGTGGACGTTACCGTTACCACACACCGCCATAACTCGTGATAGGTCGTCTGAAATGTTAACGTTTAATAACATTGCAAACGCCCGTGAAAGAATTTTGGCGATAAAAAAATCAGCGTTTACCCTGCTGATTTGGGCTAACTGTATTTGAGAGAGAATCTAGATTCTGATTCTCAAGGCTCGATTTGTCAAATGATTTTTGCATCAGGCGGCTAAAATTTTTTATCCACGATAATCATGGTTATTACATACCCGATGCGCTCTGTATCTTCTCCAACGGTTCCGATGATGTCTTCAAGCGTAATTTCACTGTACGGCTTATTGAAAAAAGACTTTATGACTTGCTGCATTTCATCGTCCGTTAACGGCGGGGTGTATTTTTCCTGTTTCGTGCTGACTTCCGCCTCTGCCTTGATTTCCGCCTTATCTACCAGCAAGCCCAGCATTTTTGCCTTGCCCATCGTTGCCGATACCGCCGCGCTGCTTTGCGGGGTAGGGGCTGCCAGTGCCGCCGCCCGCGCCTGTTCCAATTCGTGCAACAGGTCGCCCACCGTTACCGCGTGTCGTTGCCGCGCTTCTTCCTTTAAGCCGTCCACCATCGCGGAAATATCGGGGTCTTGAAGCAGCTTATAGGCTTCATTCGTTACCGTTTCGGGCTTCATGTTGTCGGTGTTGTAGGCTTGCCGGTATGCTTCGCTCGCATTGCCCGTTTCCACATACAGACGGGCAAACTGTTCTTGTTTCGGGGTCATATCCTTAATCCTTTCAGAACGCCGCCCGATAGCGATTTTTCAGCCTTTGGGCGGCTGTTTGGGTGTTGCTATTTCAAATTTCATTGGTCAGATGAAAGTTAACGTGCTTACAGGCATTCAAAATATGGTAAACGGTGCGATTGACATAATAAACGGATTCATAAGTGCACTAAATACAATACCCGGAGTCAGTCTTGAGGCTATTGCAAAAGTATCTTTTGCAGGAACAGCACAGGCAGATTTTGAAGCTCAAAAAACCGCAAATGCGAATTCATTGGCAACAGCACAAGCCGAGCTTGATGCAAACAAACAATCAAGATCAGCTGAGCTTTCAAATTTAAGAAGCGATATGAATGGTAAACTTTCCGAACTAAAAGGAAAATACCAGGAATTCAAGGCTGAAAAAATGGCAATAAGCAACGGAGACGGTATAGATTCCTTAGGATTTGAGACAGGTGCAGGAGCAGAGGTTGCGGATAATGTAGGAAAAACAGCAGGTAATACAGCGGCGGCGGCAGGAGCATTGGCTGATACAAAAGAAAATCTTGAGTATTTAAGAGATATAGCTGAGCAGGAAGCAATAAACCGCTTTACAACCGCTGAAATAAAAATAGATTATTCAGGAATGACTAATAAGATCAGTTCTAACATGGATCTTGATAATGTAATAGATGGTCTTACAGTAAGGTTCGTTGAAGCAGTTCAAATGAGTGCGGAGGGGGTGCATAAGTAATGTATAAGTTCTTTTTAGGCGGCACATTATTTCCTGTTACCCCCTCGAAACTTACAATAAAAACTAAAAATACAAATAAGACAGTTACGCTCATTAATGAGGGTGATGTAAATATACTAAAGACTCCCGGACTTAAGGAGATAAGTTTTGAGTTGTTACTACCCTTTCAAGAGTATGACTTTTTAGCAACAAGTAGCTTTAAGAAACCTAAGAGATACCTAAACAAATTAAATTTTCTTAAGATAAATAAAAAGCCATTTCAGTTTATTGTTAAAAGACCGGGAAGCTTTAAGACTAACTTGAAAGTGACTTTAGAGGATTTGACAATTACTGAGGATGCTAAAGAAGGTTTAGATGTAAAGGTAAGTGTGGCCTTAAAAGAATATAGGCATTACGGTACTAAAAAAGTTGTATTTTTGCCCCCTGCTACAACAACGAAGCCGGAGGAGAAAAAAGAAGAAGCACAAGTAACAGAAAATAGGGATACGAGTACAGCTCCTGCACCTAAGACACATGTTGTTAAAAGGGGAGATACACTTTGGGGGCTTGCAAAGAGATATTACGGAAATGGGGCTCTTTATCCGAGGATTGCAGCGGCGAATCCAAAAATAAAGAACCCTAATTTAATTATAGACGGTTGGGAGCTGATAATACCATGACAGTTAAGATAATGATCAGTGATGGTAAAACGGCATATTTACCTTCATTAAAGGAAAGCGTTCAGCTGGATCTTGAGAGAAAAGGAAGTCCTGGCAAACTCAAGTTTACGTATTTTGATGACGGCAACATAAAGACAGAAGAAGGTAATCAGGTAAAGCTTACAGTAGATGGTGTGGATATGTTTTTTGGATTTTTATTCAGCAAGAAGATATCAAGCAAGGACAGGAAGTTTGTTGAATGTACAGCATATGACCAGTTAAGATATTTAAAGAATAAGGATACTTATGCATATAATAATTTGACTGCAGGCGAGGTTATAAAGCTTATCGCTGAAGACTTCAGGCTCAATGTCGGAGAACTTGAGGATACGGGCTATAAGATACCACGCAGAGAAGAGCCAAATAAGACTCTTTTTGATATTATACAGACTGCTATAGATGAAACATTACAAAACACAGGTAAGCTTTATGTATTTTATGATGATGTAGGTAAACTTACACTTAAGCACATTGAAAGTATGAAGCTTGATCTACTTATAAGTGCCAATACGGCTCAGGGCTATGAGTATAACAGTTCGATTGATAGTAAAACATACAATCAGGTAAAAGTGGAGTATAAAAATACCGCTAACAAGTCTAATGATATATTCTTAATGAAGAATAGTGAAAATATAAATAAATGGGGTGTCTTACAGCTTAATGAAACCGTAGAAAACAAAGAATCCGGTGCAGGTAAAGCTGAGGCATTGCTTAAATACTATAATAAGGTGTCTAAAACGTTAAGTATAAAGGATGCATTTGGAGATATAAGGGTAAGAGCCGGATCATCTGTAGTAGTCATGCTTGAAATAGAAGACAGTAAGATATCCAACTACATGGTAGTTGAACAAGTAACACATACATTTAAGAATGATGAGCATTTAATGTCAATGAAACTGAGAGGGGGATCATTTAGTGTATAACTTAGTGGAAGCAGTTAAACAAGCTGCAGTTGAAGCAATAAATAATCAAGACCCTATGAGTTTTAGATTTGGCAAAGTCATTAAGGTGGATCCGATCGAGATATGGATAGATCAAAAACTGACGGTACCTGAACAAGCTTTGATACTTACAAGTCAAGTGAGTAATTATTCTATCGAGGTAGACGGATTAGAGGGTGGAAAAAGGAATTTAACTTTTAATCAAAAGCTGAAAGTTGGGGAAAAGGTCATACTTATAAGAGTTGACGGTGGACAAAAGTACATAGTTTTAGATAGAGCGAGGTAGAGATATGTTGCCAGTAATAAATAACAGTATTTTGCAAGTGGAAGAAAAAACATACCCAAGTAATACTTTTGCCATAGATTTTATTTCCAATAAGATAACAGGCTTTGTAGATGAAAAAGAAGCAATAAAACAGGCTATAGCTCTTATATTAAATACTGAAAGATATAAGTTTTTAATTTACTCATGGAATTATGGCGCAGAGTTTGAAGACCTTATAGGTGTACATCCGGATATAGTAGAAGATGAAAGCGAAAGGCTTATAAGTGAAGCATTACTTCAAGATGATAGGATAAAGGCTGTATATGATTTCGGATTTGAAAGAATAAAGGACTCTATCATAGTTACTTTTACAGTAGATACTATATTTGGGGAAATCGAAGCAGAAACGGAGGCAAGTTTGTAGTGTTTGAAGAACATACTTATGAAAATATATTAAATAGAGTTTTGTCAAGGGTGGATACAGGACTTGATAAAAGAGAAGGTTCTGTAATTTATTCTGCTGTCGCTCCGGTATGTGCTGAACTTGCGCAAGCCTACATAGCATTAAGCTATCTTATGAGTTGCACATTTGCCGATACTGCCCCAAGGGAATATTTAATAAGAAGAGCTTCTGAAAGAGGTTTAGTACTCAATCCGGCTACTTTTGCCAAGGCTATAGCTATATTTAATATTGATGTGGAAATCGGTAGCAGGTTTTCAAGTACAAAATTTAACTGGATCGTAAGTAAGAAAATAAGCACAGGTAGGTTTTATATAACATGTGAAACTTCCGGAGCAGCTCCTAATGGAGAAAGAGGAAGCTTAATACCAATTGAATATATAAACGGACTTGAAACCGCTCAAATAGAGAATATAGAAATCTATGGGGAAGATGAAGAGGATACAGAAGCTTTTAGGCAAAGATACTTTTCATCTTTTGAAAGTCAAGCTTTTGGGGGCAATAAAAAAGATTATTATCAAAAAGTTACTACTGTAGAAGGTGTAGGCGGATGTAAGGTTTATAGGTCGGTTAATTCCGAAGGAGTTGAGACAGGGGCTAATGTGTTATTGGTTATAACTAATGCTGAGCATGGCATGGCAAACAATACACTTGTATCTAAAGTACAAGAACTTATTGATCCTTTACAGAATCAAGCCGGTGATGGACTTGCCCCTATAGGGCACATTTGTCATGTGAAAGCTGCAGACGGAACAAGTATCAATATAAATGCAAATATTGTTTACGATACAGGATTTAGCTTTCAAGCTTTGCAATCACACATTACAAAAGCAGTAGATGAGTATATACATCAACTAAATCAGACATGGGATAAAAATGACAGCTTAGTTGTGAGAATATCTAATATAGAGAGTCGAATACTTGCGATAGAGGGTGTAAAAGACATATCGGATACCAAATTAAACGGAACAGCTTCAAATGTCGTACTGGATAAGAATGCGATAGCTGTAAGAGGTAGTATAAATGGATAGAAAACTAATCAATTACTTGCCTGACATTCTTAAAAATATAGAAGAATTTGATCAGATCATGCAATCAGAGCAGCCGGAAGTAGAATGGTTATGGAGTGAGGCTGATAAGTATATAGACAACAGCTTTGTTCTCACTCAAGACGAGTCTACAGCGCGTAGGTGGGAAAGAATACTGCATATTACAAGTAAAGATACAGATGAGCTTGATGTAAGGAACTTCAGGATCCTGTCAGTTATGCAAGGTAAGCTACCCTATACTTTCAGAGTTCTGTACCAAAACCTACTTGCTATGGTGAAGAATGAAAAGGACTTTAAGTTAGAGATCGATAATGACAAATACTCTGTAAAAATAACAGTTGCCCTATCATCAAGTGAACTAAAAGAAGAAATAGAAAAGCTTGCGGATAGGATAGTGCCCGCTAATATGCTTTTATCAGTATCACTTTGGTACACAACACACAGAATGTTGGAGAAAAAGACATACGGCAGTCTGGAAATGCATACACACGAAGAACTAACAAGACTGGATTTAAGGTAGGTGCTTTATGAGAAAAACAGAAAAATTAAAATTAAATATGCCGGATAGGTCTGATAATTATAATGTGGAAGATTTTAATACTAATTTTGAATTAATAGATAAAGCTATAACAGAAGATAAAGGCTTTTTAATTGAGAAGGTTTTGAGAGAATTAATAGTATCTCTAAATGTTGATAACTGGCTGCCGGTAAATGGGATGTGGCAACAGACTTTAACACTAAGTGATATCAAAGCAACAGATAACCCTATTGTGTTTAGTACTTTAAGTGAAACAAGTCTTTATCAGAACATAAAAGCTTATAATAAAAATTTTTCTTATCTATATGCAGCAAAGACCACAGACGGCAGTATCACATTTTATGCGATTAAAAAACCGACTGTTACATTTTCAGTCGGTCTTAAGGGGGTGTAGCATATGGGAAAGGGTATAATAATAGGCAATACCGGAGGAATTCAATCTGAAGATGTTACTGCGTTAAGAAGCGAAGTACTCAAGGGCAAAACCGCACTTACGGCTGACAGTAATGACGAAGCAGTCGAGGGGACTATGCAGCTTCTAAAAACTGATAATTTTGATGTGCCTTTTTACAGATTAGCATATCAAAGAACAGATGTTATCGGACAAGGGATAGCTATTGATAGCCCGGGTCACGGCAGGGGTATTGCCGTATCGGTCAAGCCCCCGGACGGGAAAAAATACGCACTGGATAATAATATTGAACTAGTGTTCAAACCCGAACCGCACCTGATGGCAGAGAATATAAGGGGGGATAAAAACATAGCAGGTGTGCAGGGCGGTATCCCCTTGTGGAACCCAGCGAGAAGCGGATACTCCGATATGCTTTACGCATGGAACAACGAAGGGCATTATGTAGATCACCCAATCGGAGGAAGAGGCGTTATTCTAAAAATAGGTAACGGCTATTTGATCGAGAATGCAAACTGGGTATTCCTTGCTGAACATGATCTTGTCGGATCTAATATTCGAGCCGGCGTCAATATGTTCGGTGTGCAGGGTGAAATGGTTGACTATGGAGCGGGTGGCGTGCCTTTTAACGGTGCCACTTTCGATAATAGGCTAATGTCGGGAGTGGCGGACAAGGGAAAAGAAATTGTAATGAGTGGAGTATGGGCAACCGGAAATATGTCATTTTTGGATGATCAATCATTCACAAATTGGAATGTTTGGTCATATAAGTTTATGGGGATCAGAGACGGTGGGATTAGATTTTCAGTTTCTGATAGAAATAGACAAGGGGTTGGTAAAGCTTCA